TTCTGGTAACATGCCCATGTTCTTGAGTGCATTAATATCATTATCTGCGGTTCCAACACGCAATGTTGTATTCATAATTCTCTCAGCAACGAATTGTAACTGTCTAGGAATAATTAACTTCATTCCTCTTAATGCTACAATAAGACCTCTTTCATCAACAAACCCAGCAATCTTAATCAACGCATCTTCAAGAGATGTTTCATTAAGGTCTGCTGCAGTTGAAGGTTCATTTGCAAAAGTTGATCCATTTGTTAATGGATGATCTGTTGCACAGAGTTCCTTGCCGTCACCGCCTGTAACAGTGCTATCAAACGCATTATTTAATACAGCTGCAGCTTTAACTTGCTTGGTGTGTGCCATTGAACGTGCTAAAGCTTTTGTGTATCTAGCAGAAAGTCTGTCATAAAGATTATCTTCAACAGCCTCCTCTGTGATACTGAATGCTAAAGCAACAGTCTCATGGTTATACCTTGCAGTATAAGCTTCATTTGCATCATCAAATGCCACTCCAGTACCTTCCGACTTAGTCGGTGCAGCACCAAAGCCAGATAGCATTACTTCTTCTTCAAAAGATCTGTCTGATGTTTCAGTTGTGAAAATTTCAGAGTGCTGATTTTCGTATCTAGCATACTCCATTCCAAAAAGAGCATTAAGACCTGGCTCTAGCTCTTTAGATAATTGTGCTCTACTTATCGCCATAATTAATCTCCTTTAAGAAATAGCTGCATCAGAATCTCCAACAGAACTGAAGAAGATATGATTGTTAATTTTAACGATATAATTAACCCCAGCTGCTGAATGATCAGCATTTGTAGGATCATCATGTATACCCAATATCATTAAAGGATTAGACGGATCTGAATCCTCCGCTGTAGATATATCGATCTGAGCAGTAGAAATACCAGTAGTTGTACTTCCTGCAGCACCATTCTCAAGTTCAACTGTTTTGAAAATATCTGCTCTAGCAGTTGCCTTATTGGTGTTTGTTCCGTCAGATGCAACGATAAATCTTTGCATAGGGTTATCATACACGAAACCTTTTATATCGTGGTTAGTATCTGCTGACCCAGAACCAGGCCAGTAGTTAGAAAACTTTAGTTTTCCTGTTGTTGCATCAACATATTCACATCCTGCAAAAACGCCTAACAACTGTTTTGTATCACCAGTTGCTGTACCTATTGCAATAGTTCCACCTGTTAATTCAACAATTACAGGTGAACCTTGGTAAATAGCTGAAGCATCACTTGCGATAAAGTATTGAGTTACTCCATCAGCAGTAGTACCGCCAAAACCATTGATTGGTTTTAAGCCGAATTTTAAGCTTACGTTAGCCATAAAACCTCCTAGTTAAAATTAAAATTTCATTAGGATTCACCTTTTCGGTTTCCTCCAAATGTAACACGACTTTGCCTTTCCTTTTGGATAGGCATTGAAGGATGTGACTCCTTCATTAAGTTTTCATCAACAGCCGTCATTTGGTTGCGGGTACGACCCCGATAGTAATCGTTTCTTTCCAATGCCGTCTCTTCAGGTATCCTAGCCAGTATCAAGCCTCCTTGACCAATCACACCAGCGTGTTTCCCTTCCGTAATAGTAGAAAATTCACTGTCTGGATATTCGTCAGCACGAACAGGTTCCCAACCTTCTCTTAGTTTAGCGTGGACGTTCATTTGATCCTCCTCGCCTCGAATGTTGGTTCTTATCCATCTCTGCCTATATCCTTCTGGTGGTTTTGGAGCTTCAAGTCTGCTCGGTGGCGACCAGGGTTTTCTACGGGTAGCGTTTGCCCGTGTATTCGCTTCTCTTTTTGTTCGATCTGTCATCATCTACTCCTTTACATACTTTGCGTACTCTTCAAGAGGTACGTTAAGTTTTTTAGCTATTGCCACCTGCGAAGGAGACAATCTAACAGTTCTGCGTCCCTGTTTTTTGCGTGAAGCGGAAGTGTCAGCAGGGGCGACCCTGGCACTTCCTCCGTTTGCTCGTCCAGTATTAAACTTGTCTGGGAACAAGGTTTTTAACTGACGATCAATTTCATCATAATACTCATCAGATGAAAGGTCAAACCCTTCTTCTGATAATTTTTGGTGAATACCCATAGCAGTGCTTGTCATTATTTGATCCTCACCAAACCATTCATTCTTTTCTGCCCAAGCCTGTGCCTTTGGATCAACAGGTGCTTGTTGAGGCTGTGGTTGAGCTTGAGGCTGTTGAGCTTGTTGTTCTACTTGCTTAACCTGTGCCTCTTGCCTATCTTTAGCTATTCGATGACGTTCTTGCTCAATCGATATCTTTGAAAGAGCTTGTTGTGCATCAAACATTTTATCCACATCACCAGCTTCATGGGCATCTCGATAGTTCTTTTTTGCCTGTTCAAGCTGTGCATCAAGGCGAGTTCCATACTCTGATATATACCCATGATCAAGATTTTTTAATCTTTCTTTGAGTTGTTCATTCTCTAAGGCTGCTTCCTGGGCCTTCCTCTCCGCCTCTTGCTTGGCTCTTTCTTCGTTTTTGTATTTGGTTGTGAGCTTTTTGATCCTATCTTGTGCCCTTTTACCGACATCTTGTAATTCTTTGTCATCTGGCTCTTCTGTCTTTTGTTCAGACTGTCCAGTATTAGGTGCAGTTTCTGCTGTATCCACACTAGCAGACTCAACATTTTCTTCCAAAGTAACTTCAACATCTTTTTCCTCTTCGGTTGTTTCAACTTTTTCTTCAGCTAATTTTTCTGACATATTTTATCCCTTATATGTGTTTAATATCTTCTGGATCGAGTAGTGTGGCAATAACTTCATCATCGTTAATCACACGAACTTCCATATCTTCTAATGAAAAACGTGAACCTGCATATCGACCTATACAAATCCAATCTCCTTCCTTGCACCAAGGATTGTCTGGATTTCCAAACTTACCTTCATCTTTATACGCCAAAGGTCCAACTTTTAATACATATGCAACAACTGTTGCTAATGCTTCTCTCTGTCGTATTTGATCTGGTATAATAACACCCTTATCAGTAACTTCTTTACCTTGATAAGGTGCAACAAGGATTCTCCAACCAGTTGGTTGAGGTAATCTTTCTTTAAATGATTTATCAAGAAGCGTAGGATCTAATACTCTCTCCTCCTTCTTAACATAAGCTTTTTCTTTATTTCTTTTTTGAAGTATGTGGTCAGGTACTAATAATGTCTTCGCCATCTTCGTAATTTTTCTCCAACAAGGATTTCATTTCTCCTTTTGCGTAGTTCAAGCCTTGCATCTCTCCTACAAGAAGTCGGTAGTTCTCCATATCCTGGATACCACCAGATGTTAAGATGGTAGCAATGTCTTGCTCCCGCCTTTCTAACATCTTATACACATGTTTTGCGAAGTCTGCAACATCCATATTGTATTTTTTAATAAACTCCAGAAAAGTTTTTGCCAGATACTTGTATAGATCCACCATTTTGCATTTTCACTACACCACCTTTTTTCATAAAACCCATGTTATTACGGACTTCAGTTGGCAGTTTAGAAAGACCTTTACCTTTTTTACCTTCTGGAACTGGCTTTAAATTTTTTTTCATTTCTTTCTCCTTTTTCTTAAAACGCTTTTTAAAGTTTTAGCTTGTGCAGCATGTGTCTTAGATGCTTTTTTTAAACCTTTAATTACTTTTTTAATTCTTTTGGCTGACATTGTTACCTCTTTTATTAATCATCTGCAAACCTTGCTTACCAAAGCGGTATCCAAATGAGCTTCCTATTATTATATATAACATGTTGGAGAACCAATTTGGTGTATTTTGATCTAAGAATACAAAGCCTTCTTTAACATATGGTTGAGTCCAGGGCAAGAAACAACATACTAATATGGCTCCAAAAATAAGTGACCAAAATTCGTCCTTCCAACTCTCACCCATTTGATTTGTAAGAGCTTGTTCATTTAACATCGAACTTGTGGCCTCAGTTTCGTAAACCTTCGCTTCCGCTCTGGCTCTGGCTACTTTTACTTCTGTCTCAGCTTTTGCTTTATCAACACGCCCCTGTAACCACGTTCCAGCAAGAGAACTTATAGGGCCTATTATCTGTCCTAAACCTAACATTTTACTCTCCTCTTTGGTGAGGAAGGATGGCACCCCTGCGAACCTTCCCCGTAAATTAACATTTCCATCTTCTTCTTGCTTGTCGTAAACGACTATTCGGATCTTTAGCTGCCTTTGGAAACTTCTTCATCTGTCCTGCACTTCTTGCACAAAATGACTTACGTCTCTTAGCTGCCTTACTACCCTTTTTAACTTTACCAGTAACAGCAGTTTTTAACTTACTACCTGGGTTTTCACGTCTATATCTAGCAACACCAGCCTTTGTCATACCAGCACCAGACTTGGTAGAACGAAAGTATTTTTTAGTTTTCGGTGGTTGTTTATCTCTTTTTCGTGCCACGTTTCTTTCTCCTAGCTGCTTCAACTCTTCTTGGCTTACCAGCTGGTTGACCTAACCTCTTTTTCTGAGCTATTCTTTTGGCTTTTTCTGACTTGGACATTTCTCCTGCGGTTTTTGGGGTCTTAGACGAAATCCTTTTCGAGGGACGACAATATGGAGTACCCCGTTTCTCACCTTTGCGTCTCCCACAGGCCTTCCCCGTGCGAACATCTTTCCAATCCTCCTTAAACCAACGCTTTAACGCTAAACCTTTTTTAGTTTTTCGTACAGCCACTAAAAAATCCTTGTTTTTTTACGCCTATTTTCTCTTACAACACCACATCCATTAGCTATAAAACCGCCATTTTGTAGTGTAATGATACCACCTTCTGCTGCTTTCCTTGTTTTTCTCTTCTTCTTCTTTGAAGATGACTTTCCATAGTTAGCAGCACCAACTTTTCTGCATTTTGCAATCGCTCCAGAGGCATAAGCACTTGGAAAAACCCTATAACGTGACTTAACTTTATAATAACAAGCGTCTTTTGGCATAATTACCCCTTTATTTTCTTAGTTATCCATAAAAAAATGGCATATACAACTAAACCATACACTGTTGCGATGCCAATATCTACTAAATGTTCTCTCATATCGTAAATAAACTGTATTCCAGCCTCTAAATCACTACCTCCACCACCAAAAGTAACATTTTTGGTAAAATTTTCTACATCACTGACTGTTTGTTCCATCATTTATTTTTTTTACCCTGCAAATATTTTGGATCTTCATTGTCCTTTCTCTTTAGGTACTGTTTTAGGTACACAATAAGCTTTGACCCAGATTTTACTGTCTCCTGCGAGTGATGGATCGTAGTTTTGTGCTCTAATTTTCGCTGCAATTCTAAGACACGAGTCCAAATCACTGAAGTAGACACTTTCTTGAACTGTTCCAGACAGAAAAACTACTAAAAGCCATGTCATTTACCATTTTCTTTCGACCTTGTAAAAGCTGTTGTACCCATAAAAGTAGCAACGATACCTAAATTTGCCACAACATATGTTGAAAGTAAAGCCGTAACCATCTCAACTCTTGTATCTGGTATCACTGGTGACATAACTAATACTATTAGTATAATAGATGATATTGAAGACACCCAACACAGCATACGCTGTTGGTCTTGCATCTTGTCAGAGTTCTCAAGACGTATCATATGTTCAGATCGTGAGAGCTCCTCGTCACTTACAATCCCGTCACCATCTAAATCAAATTGTTCATATTGACTGCCTTTTTGTAATTTTTTGCTCATTTAAAACTATCCTTTATGCTTTTTATTACGTTTTTAAGCGTAAATGGTTTTTCATTAGGTCGATATTTACATCGTATTTCTCGTGGACATTCACCTGCAGCTATTGGAACAAATTCGTTCCATTGCGTATAGTTTGCTCCAACATAAACACAAACTCTAGTTTTATCTTCTAATAATTGTTTTGCCAATCTGCAAGTTGTTATATCTTTTTCTCTGGCAAATACAACTATTGCCAATACAGAAGCAAAACATAAAAATATTAAAAAATAATAAATTAAATTATATAACATAATTATTACTCTACGCTTTTACTTATAATCCAGATCATCCAACCAAGAGCAGAGAAACCTATTAAACAGGCTATACCCATAATTGTATAATCTCTTATCATGCGTTGTTGTGCCTGTTTTGCGTATACTGCTTTTTGTCTTGCCTTGCGTATGCGTCCTTCTTCACGGATAAGATCATCCCATGCAGACATTCCATAATGAGCCACAAGAAAATTTTTAAGATCTTCCCTTTGTTTGGCTAGTTTCTTTTTACTAGCAAAACTTTCTATAGCTACTTCTTCAACAGAGCCGTTGAATAATTTATCGAATGTTGAAGGGTTACTGGCGTTTTTATGTATATTGTCTACGTCACTTACAGCTTTCATCCACGTTGACAATTGGCTCGATAAATCTTCTATTTCTCTACCCATGTAAATGGCTTTTTTTATGCCATTATAGGCAGCAGTTGCCCCACTAACAGCAGCGGACAATGTGATCGGATCGATCATTGACCTCTAGCAGATTGAGCAGCGATACGCTCTCGATTTACTTGATTCCTTTCCTCGGCAATATCTTCTTGCAGTTCAAGTCTCGCAGAATCTGTCACAGCTTGTTGCTGTAATCTTTGTCTTTCAATATCGAGTCTTGCTGCGTCAGTTTGTGTCTTGTTCTGTTCTTGCTGCTGTTTAATTGCAAGTTCTTGCTGTCTAATTTGAACAAGTGGATCTGGACCTGGTGGTGGTGGCATTAAGTTCGGCATCATAGCATTTGTTAACTCAAGTTGTATTTGAGATATTTTCATATCCATTGATGCTTGATCAACAGGCATACCCTGCATTTGCATTTGTTGTAGTTCCTGTTGTGCCATTGCCCTTGCTTTCAATGAAATATGCTCCATAACATGTGATATAAATACACCATATATTTGTGGCGAAGATTGGACAACTGGTAGTTTCATAAAAGAAACATGCATACTAACATGTGAGTCATGGTCTTGCTCTGGAAATGCCTGCAATAACTCGCCCATCAACGCCCTAGCGTTTTCAATTGCGGGATCCAACGGCTGTGGCTGTGGTGGAGGAGGGAGAACCTCATCTATATTCTGCACCTCCAAAGCAAGATACATTCTACGATATGCTTGATACAAATTGTGAACTTGTGGATTTGACTGTGCTAACTGCAACTGTGTCTGTGCCAAAGTTACCCTTTGTGCCATCGAAAATATGTTTGGATCTGATACTGGTATAATATCAATACGTCCATCAAAATCTGTCTGTTTAATCTGTCTGTTACCACCACTGACATCATACGGATATTCTGGTGGTAAGTTTTCTGCTAGTATCGATGCAAGTAAACGAAATTCCTGTTTCTGTGCATAATGCAATCGTTTGTGGATTGCTGACATGACTTTCATGCCACGTTCAAGCAGTGCAACTGTTGTACCTACGGGCATCTCTTTGCCCATGTTTTGTCCTACCTGCTGGTCTGCAATAGAAACAAATCTCCGACCAGCATCAATCAAAGACCCCAAAAGCTGTGCTAGTGTTCCAGATGGTTCTTTGAATGGAAGAGGTATAATCGAACTTCTGATATCACCACCAGGTGCGTCAATATCCCTAAACTCGCCTGGGTTGAGAGGTTCATCATCATTTCGTATTCTTAATCCTCTTGCCTTAAAACCAGCAGGTAGGTTGGCTAGAGTTCCAGAATCGATTAACTGCCGTAAGATACTGGTTGCGGCTCGACCCAAACCGCCAATCATATGTATCAAACCGAATCCGTAAAACCCTAGACCTGGAAGAAACTTATAATGCACAAAATACTGACGTTTTCTTTTGAGGGGATCGTCAGCTCTAAAGTTTCTTCGTATGGACAGAATCTCACCACTACCTTTGTCGAGAGTCACAATGTATGGTAGTTTGATACCCGTTGGTTCACCCATCGGATCTCTGTCCTCAAACCCTTCGATGTCTAAATCAACATGCATCTCAAGGATTGTGTAAATATCATCGGTATGTGATTTATCTGTTCCATCAAGCTCTCTGACCTTTTCCTTAACAGAACCATCTGAATCATCATAAGAAGATGATAACTCAATATCTCTATACTCACCTGCAACCTGCATCTTACGAACTTGGTTTTCATCCATTCGCAGTACATGTGTTACACGGCTTGAAGTTGCAATGTCCGTGGCAGAATAAGGTATAACCATGTCTTCAGCTGGTATGAACATGGCAACCGCACGTTGCTTCAACGGATCATAATAAACTTTCTTAAATGTAGAACCAGACAACGGCAGATAAAAAAGCATCTGGTCTGTGTCAGTATCAAACTCCTCCATCACCTCTGTAATCTGGTAGTTCATAAAGTCCTTGACACGAGTTGCCTGTTCCTCCCGTGCCTGGTCTTTTAATCCTATGATCTGTGTTTTTACTGGACCACCCGCTGGTAAAAGTTCCTTGTAGCATTGTGCCTGGAACTGGGTTACTGATTCTGCAATCAACGGATGTGTTACACCAGATGCACCAGCAAATGGCTGTGTTCTCTCTTCATACTTAATACCTAAAAGATCAAGACCCTTGACATATCCTTCTTCCCACTCTGCCCGTGTGTCACTGTCTTCTTCATACAGTCCTCTTAATTCACTTGACATTTCACCTAAGATACCATCATCAAGGACATCTGCCAGATTAGCGTTATGATCATAGACTTCGGTTTCAACTTCCATACCTTCGTCACCCATCAACGCTTCAAGGATAGCTCCACCTTGTCCATCTTCTGTAACATCAACACCACCTTGAAACTCCTCTGGTGATGCAATCTCCATTTCAACTTGAGGAAGTTCTTCTTCCTCTGGACCCCCAGGTCCGATAGGTATCTCTGCCATTAGAATATCCTCACTTTTCCGCCACCTTTAAATTGTCTAACTAATCCGCCTTTTGCACCTTTGACAAGTTTTGGACCTCTCATTTCTTCATTGAATATTGTCCATATTTCATATTCTTCCTCATTCAATGATTCGGGTCCAAACTCATTTGCTCTACTTTTAATTTTACCAATTCTGCCTTTTCCTTCTCGTACCAAGGCATTAAGTTTTTCACTTTTGAAAGGTCCTTTTTTACTCATTAAAACAACCTTACTTTACCGCCACCTTTAAATTTTTTATACTCACGAGTGTCAATGTGTTTGAAATAATCTTTTCCATCTTTTGTGTACATATACATGTAATCTTCAGGGTTTTTTAAACCTTGTTTGATCGCTCTTTCAAAAGCTGCTTTATGAGGTCCAACTTTAATAGTTGGATCTTTTGGTCCACTTTTTTCTGACATTAGTAATACTCCTTTTTCCTTGGATACCATTCATCTTCTTCTTCGCCATCAAGAGATATAAAACCTCCCTGACGAAAACGTATCAAAGCCATTGTCATACTGTCAACATAATCATCGTGGTCGCCATGAGGAAATGCTGCACATTCTTCAATCACTTCCTCCGAGAAACTTTTCTCTGGAGCCCATACCATACCTGCCTCAAACAATGGTGCAACCATGTGCATACGAGATACCTTATCACGACCTTTGCTCGGTGTATAGTTCAAAACTGGAATTCCGCCTCTTCTTAATTCATCCGTCAACGGAGTACCCGTGGCTTTTGCCTCGACAATCACCATATCTGGTTCCCAGTAATTATACTCCTCCAAAGCTGTCATCTTGAGTTCTGGAAAGTTCCAACGTCCTCTTTGTGCATCCAACAGAACAATATGATCGGCACCACCTTCTTCTGGCTGGAATATCCCCCATGTTGTTATAGCTGAGTAGTCAGCACTTTCTTTCTTACTGAACGCTGTATCATAACTCTGTATAATGTAACTCAAATCTGGGATATCCTTCTTCTCCCACTTGTTCCACCATTCCTTCTTGACAATCGCACCTTCTTCTGCTGTCGGGTTCTGCTGCCACTGTGCGTTCCATTTAGCCAAGGGCAATGATGCTTTGACCTTTAACAAATCATCTTTCTGCCAGAACTGCGGCCAAAGTGGCTTGTCAGACGGCAATATCGCTGGGAACTCTACAATCTCCCATTCGTCAGACATGATGTCAGAGCCTTGTGCCTTGATCAGTCTACCCGTCAGATCCTTCAATCCCCATCTCGTCATCACAACGATTATCGCACCACCTGGCTGTAAACGCTGTCTAGGTCCAGAGGTGTACCACTCATACGCATTGTCAAATGCCATTTCGGACAGTGCATCCTGTTCCGAGTGCGGATCGTCAATAATAAATAAATCCGCACCACGACCCGTGACCGCTGCACCAACGCCTGCCGCAAAGTATTCACCGCCCTCGCTCGTCTCCCAACGGCCTGCCGCCTTACTGTCAGCTTTCAGATCAGTCTTCGGAAATACATCCTTGTAATGTGGATCATCGATCAAGTCCCTCACCTTACGACCAAACCTTACCGCCAGTTCCGTGTTGTGTGTTGCCTGGATAATTTTTAGTTTAGGGTTTCTTCCAAGAAACCATGCAGGCATCAAATAAGATGCAAGTTCCGATTTACTATGCCTTGGCGGCATATTAACAATCAGTCT